CCGGCGATCCGTATCTCCGGGATGCCGATCGAGACGGTGAACTGCATCCCGTTTGGATGGGCGAATAGTTCCGCCGCGCCGGTGGTCTTCCCCTCGACGGCGTCGATCATCCTGGAGACCACCTCATCCGTGGTCACAGTCCGCCCCTCGGTGGCGCTCATCCTCCTCCTGAGATCGGCGAGCCGTGCCGCCGTCTCGGGTGAGACGTACGGTCGTTTTTGGGCTGGCATCACGGCACCTCGTAGGGGATGCCCCGAAGGGCTCGGTGCCTCTTGATCTCGTCTCGGAGCACCGCCAGATCACATAGTTCGCCCGTGCGGTCGTATCTCGCCCTGGCGTCGTCGATACGCTTTTCGACGAGCCGAAGCCGTACCAAAGACTCTTTCGACATAGTACTACATAGTACCATATAGTACTTAAGGATAGCGGTCGAAGAAAAGAGAGAGATGAGGCGGCCCCGGTTGGCATCTCCGGGACCGCCAAGGGAAAGGAGGCATTCGATTGGCGCTCCATCATTATGATTCGGGCCCGGCGGTGGGTTCCGCAAGGAAGGGGGTCTTCCTGAGACTCTACTCTCGGAGGGAGTCCGCCACCGGGCCAGTTCAGGGTAAAGGGGCTGGACGGTCCGACGCGCCCCGCAAGTACCTATAGAACGCGATAATACTTAAGGCTTTCGCTACGAAATGCCATAAAGCTTAAATGCTATGCGGTGATATGTAGACATTATGCAAGAAACGTTTTTGGCGAACATCCGAAAGGACGACGCCATAAAGATCGATCGAAAGGTTCGTGAGCGACTTGGGGTGAACGCGCCCGATCTCGTCCGGGTGACGATTGAAACGATGGAGGAGAAGTAGATGTCCGACGAAAACGAGATCGACCGGCTCCCGGCCGAGGTCTCGCGGCTCCGATCCGAGAACGCGCAGCTCCAGGGACAGCAGTCGGCCGTTCGGGACTTGGCCGCGAGCGAAGTGGACGATTTGAGAGAGGAGATCGCCACAGACGCCGAGAAGGTGCGGCTATTGCTGGAGCAGGTCTCGCGGCTCCAGGCCGATTTGGCGGCGCGAGATTTTGAGCTTGAGGCGCTCTCCAAAGAGAACGGTCGGTTGGCCGAGATGCTGGCGAAGGGCGTCTATATCGAATCGGCGGCCCTCCAGCCCGAGAGCTACAACATCCGCGCCAGGGGGACTGGGGCCATGCTCCTTGCAGAGAAGCTTGTCCTCTTCTTCCGGGCGAGCGGTTGCTGGAACTTCGTCACCAGTACCATCGAGATGGAGTTCACCGACCCGAAGGAGTGCGAGCGGTACGCCCTCACCATCCAGAGGCTCGACGGAGAGGACAGTCCGGCCCAAAAGCTCGATAGGCAGGCCAAGAGGATCGCCGAGCTGGAGGCGGCGCTGGAGCCGATTGCCGAAGCCGCCAACAAGGCAGATAGCCTGATGCGTCATACTCCAGATTCCGCAAAGTATTACGTCGAAGTCGGAGATCTCAGGAAGGCCCGTGCCACCCTTGCGCCGAAGGAGGGAGAGGATGGATAAGCCAGACGATGAGAGAGAATGGCGATGGTCGCCATGGACTGGCTGGTATATTCCGACACAATATGGAGACTGGAGATATGCCGGGGCGGGGCAGCGATGACTGAATTGTGCGCTGTTTGCCATCGTCCTCTTCGGAGGGGCGAGACTGTAAGATTCAAGGTTGATCCAGAAGGCCGCAAGCGATTTTGTCACCCGGCTTGTTACGACGGATGGGACGATGAGGTGGTGAGCGGCGGATGAGATCCGACAGCAGAGATCATTTCCGTGGCGTCAGGAAAATGATGATGGGCACGAAAAGATGGGCGGTGAGAGGATGAGCTTGGACGGCGAGATGATCCGACTCCGAGACGAGGCCCTGGCCGATGGCCGCGTCATCAATGCCATGTATTACGGAGCCCTGATTATCCCCTGGGGATCGGACTGTTGCCACGGCTGCGAGTATTACGAATGCGGGCGGTCAATTACGGCGCACGGATTCTGCCCTATCCATCGGAGATACGTGAGCCCGCACTATTTTTGCGAACATTGGGAACAGGATTAGGTGAGAGGATGAGCTTCGTGGTGGGTTGGGCGGTGCTGATTATCGGGCTGGTATTAGAGTCGGACTTGATTACGGCGTGCTCCATCCCGATATTTCTCTATGGTTTGGTGAGAGGATGAGCGATAGAACCACAGGAGGGTATTGTATCCGGTGCTTGCATTCTACGAGTGATGGGCACTGCGCGATCGAGGAGACCATCGCCGAAATCGAAGATATCGGGGGTTACCCATTGTCCACCCTCGGAATAACCAAGCCGTGCCCACATTATCGGGAGGTCGCCCCATGACCCCCCGCCGACCTCCGGTGCTACATGATCTCCGATGACGACGACGGCACCGGATACGCTATCATCGCCCCCACTGCTAAAATCGCAAAGCTTCTCGCCAGCAAGAGCCGGGAATGCTCCGCGATGAACTGGGGGGAGTGGATCTTGGTGAAAGCAACTTGGATGCGTCATGTCGATGTTTCGGGCCTCAAAGTGGGGCACGTTCTGGGATCGATCGAAGGCCTGGAACGAGGGGCATACATCTACGCTTGGGGAACGTGCCCGGTCTGCGGAGCTGAAGATGTAGAGCTATCGATGGACTGTCTGGTGGCGTGTTCCGCCTGCCACTCACGCATTGGTGAAGAGGAAGACAAGGCAGACGCACAAGAAGATCATGGGTGGTGTTCAACGTGACCGACGACCAGCTCCCCACAGTCCTGGCGAAGATCGCCGAGATCGAGAAGCGGCCCGGATACGAGGGACCGAAGATCGGGCGAAGGCTCCAGTTGATTCGGATATCTGCTCCGAAGCTCCACGGCGACGACGGTGAAGAAGTATTCGAGGATCGTGCCGTCGGCGCGATCTGGCGGGCGGTGAAGGCCCACTGGAACCCAAAGAACCACCTCGACGACTGGATGATTGATATCGAGGACGGCGGGGATTCTTTCGTCGTCTTCGTAAAAGATCGCCTGGGTCACAAAATCGGGGTAGGGCAGGGGGCGCTCGCCCTTGCCGCCGCCCGCGCATACCTGGCGGCCATAGGAGGCGATGAGCGATGAACCGCCGCCACTGCTACGCTTTCGCCGTCCAGTATTACGCCTCGTGCGGCGATCTGGATGGCGTCGCGTTCAATATGTTAGGGCTCCTGGTGGAGAGCATCCCGAAAAGAGAAATGGGGCCCTCATCCGTCGAGGGCCTTTAAGATTTTTTCCGCCTTCTTTTTCCCGATGCCTGGGAGTTCCATTAATTCACCCTCAGATACGCTCCACATCTCGCCCCGATCGTTCGTTTTGGCCACCCAGGGAACGATATTACGGGATAGCATCGCCCGTGCCGTCTCCGGCCCGACGCCGGGAAGACATCGGAGCATCGCCTCCTTAGCCGATTCGCACCGGGCGCGAGGGAGATAGATCTTCGATCTGAGGATGTACTCGGCCCGCCTCATGGTCTGAGCGATATTATGACTCAGTGCGATCGCCTCGTGAGTTCCTTTCGGGGCTCGCCATTCTAAGGGCGACATCCCGAAGTCCACCTCAACGCCGCTGGCTTGGAGGGCGACGATCCCCCGCAGTACCATCCCCTCGGCTTGGGCTTGCTCCCTGGGGTTCCTCCATCCAGCCTTTGTCACCGTGGGTAGGGCTCGCATCACGTCGCCCAGAGAGCCCAGTACGGCGATTCTGAGGGGGTAGGGGCAGTTCCTCCTCTGCTCTCCTAGATGGCCGTTCTGGAGGCTTCCTATGAGATCCTGGGGCATTTTGAGATCTATGCCGAGAGTCCGATCTTCCAGGGAGAGGACCAGATCCACCTCGGCCCCGGCGTCCGGGACGACCTCGAATCCTCGTTCCAAGGCCGCATCGATGCAGGCGGCGTATCGTTCCGGGGCCGTCGCCCGTTCGTTTGGCGAGATCCGGATGGTGATGGGTGGCGCGGTCATCGAAGTGCCCCCTCATCCTTCCACCATCCCCACGATATGTAGATCATAGGCGACCCCACGAAGTCGCCGAACCGTTCGATCCTCATCGCCCCGCCTCCCGCTTTTCCAACCGATACGTCATGATTGACTTGGCCTCTTTTACGCGGTCGTCTATTTCCGATTTCAGATCGGATATCTCGGTTTCCAAGCTACTGATGATCTCCCATCGCTCAGAAATCCCTGCTCGCAGACTCCGCAGCTCTGCCTTGTCATCCTCCGATAGAAGCTTCTCGATCATCTTCTCTCTGGCCTTCGATGAGACTATCGCGATCCGACGAGGCGGGATGCTACTGAATACTTTGGCAGCCTCTTCTGCGGTAAGATCCAGCCTCATATTGTCGTCGGAACAAAAGACGATCACCTTCTCTCTTGTGGCTTCTTGGCATTTGTAGCATAGGTATAGCCAGCCCTCGGCTTCCGCTCCGCTGAGATCGAGCTGAATGGGCTGGAACTTGCGACAGATAGCACATTCGGCGGTCATCGCCCCGCCTCCCGCTCGGCATCGTCGATCAGCTCCACGAAGAACGCATCTTCGATCCTCACCTACTTTTCCCCCGCGTTGGCCTCTATGACGGCCATTATTCCGATCATCGCTTCGGCCAGCCCCTTCAGGGCCTCCAGCGTCCTCGCGTCTCCGGCCTCTTTCTCGGCCAGGATGCTCATCATGTCGATCGCGTTTCGCATCGGCTCGCCGACGCCAAGAGGCATCCGGTGCGTCCGATCTTTCATCTCCTCGAATGTCGCCATGGCCTTCTATTAGTCACGAAGGTATATTAAGCTTTCCATGTACCGTAAAGCTTATATGCTGATAGTACATATAGAGGGGTGATGGCTCGAATATGTTTTGAGTTGGATGACGGGCTGAATACCCGCCTCAAGGATCTCGTCGTGCGGAAGACGGGAACCCTGAAAGGCCAGGGCGAGCTCTTGTCGTCGCTGGTATTGAAAGCTCTGGAGGAAGAGGGGATATGACCCTATAAGAAGACGTCCGAAACCTCGCCGCCCTCCGCCGCAAGAAGGCGGAGATCGACGAGGAGATCAAGGACAGTCGAGAGGCATGGATGGACGAGAACGCCGGAAAGATCCTGGCGGCATCCGTCGCTGGAGATCTCGTCGTCGAGATGGAAGAGAAGATCCGGGCCGCCGCCGTCGCCATATTCCAAGAGACGGGCAACAAGAAGCCCGCGCCCGGCGTCGGGATACGGGAGGTCGAAAAGCTAGATTACGATGACGCCGGCGCGATCACGTGGGCGATAGACCATTCCCATCGGGGGCTTCTGTCCCTCAAAAAAGCAGACTTCGAACGGGCCGCTAAATCGATCCGGCCCGACTTCGTGACGATCACGAAGGTTCCACAGGCGACGATCGCCCGGAAGCTGGAGACGGTCTAAGTCCCGGCCCCGATCGGCGGAGCGATATGCTCCGCTGGCGGGCATGCCGAAGACGAGATCTGAGGCAACAGGTGAAAAAGCTATGAGCTGGATAAAAGAAATGGAAAACGACAGTG